ATTCACGCTATCCTATAGACATATCGGGTAGTACCCGTATGTTCAAACCTTAGAATTATTAAACATGGCTACAGTTCTATCGGGTACTTCAGGAGCTTTATTTTATTCTCCTGCTGGTACAAGCGTAACAACTCTTGCAGCTTCCGCATTTCCTTCCTCTGGAGCAAATATTACAGTTGGTGCAAATCTTGGTTTTCAAGTTGGTGATGCAGTAACTCTTACTTATCCATCTGGATCAACAACAACAAATGCTATTACTGCTGGTGCAAAGTTTGTAAAGACATATGATTCATCTACAGGTGTTTTAACTTTATCTGCAACAAACGGTGGAGCAGCTTTAACAGCTTCCGCAGCACCTTCAGGTTTTGGATCAAACTTTGCAAGCATTGTTTTTACAGCACCTCAAGTTGTAGGTAATGTAAGAGAATGGAGTTTTGAAATAACAAGAGCAGAAATTGATGTTACTGAAATTGGTCAGACATTAACAAATACTGTTCCATTCAGAACATTTATCTCTGGATTTGCTGATGGAAGTGGTTCCGCTAGTGTTTATTCAACAGATGATGATACAAACTTAGCTACAAGATTAGTAAAAGATGTTCTTCTTCGTATTCAAAGTGGTGCAAAGATGAAGCTTTATATTGACCGTGTTTTAAGTGGTGGTAGTGTTGATGATACTGCAAGTAGATCAATTACTGCTGATGTTATTCTTACTTCTGCAAGTTTCAACGTAAACCCAGATGACGGACAGTTAGTTGAGATTGCATTTAGACCAAGCACCGCACCTGAGTTTGACCTATCCAAGACATAATACTATACTAATAGTTATTAATTATTATGAACCTCGGTTAATCCGAGGTTTTTTATTACATAATGAACTACAATAATAAAAATAATAAAAAATTTATGGCAACTTTAAATGCTCTTGAGAGGCTAAAAAAAGCAGCAAACTTAGAACCAATCCGAAAAGAAGTAACTTTATCTGACAATTCTATCTTTGAAATGTATGTTACCCCACTAACAATGGCAGAACGTGAAAGAGCACAAAAACAAGCAAGAAGCGATGATACAAATGCTTTTGCTTTGCAGTTACTTATTAATAAAGCTCTTGATGAAAATGGAGTAAAGATGTTCAACGCAGGGGAAGTGGATATTTTAAAAAACGAAGTAAAGGACAGCGATCTTCAAGCCTTAATGCTCGCAGTAATAAATGCAGAGGAGGACGAGCCTATTGACCCAAAATCCTAGCGAACCAGTTAAGAAAAGATAACTGGATGATGCTTAAGTTTGGGGTAGCAAAAGAATTAGGCAAAACGCTCCATGAAATAGGCAATATGACCGAGACAGAGCTAATCGGCTGGAGTGCTTATTTTCAAGTAATAAACGAAGAACAGGAAAAAGAATTTAATAAAATTAAACGCAGAAGATAGTGCTAACCAAAGTATTTAATGTAAACTAGAATAAATATTTCTTTTTGGATCGTGGCTTATAGTGCTGAGATAGATGTAAAAGTACGGAATCTTGGTTCTATAAATCAGTTAGAGCAAAAGTTAAGCAGCATAAGTAAAAGTGTAAATGCAATAAACAAAAAACGATTAGGAGGCGGTGCTTCAGGAGGCGGTGGAGGAGGTGGTTCTTCAGCTAATCCAGATAAAGAAGAATTAGCGGTTTTAAAACTCCGAAATACAGCGTTAACACAAGTTAATAGGGGGTTAAGAGCACAAAATAAATTAAAGGGAGAGGGTTTAAAACTTGAACAAGCTATTAAGGATTTAGAAGGTATTGGGTCTAAGTCAAATTTTGATGATTTAGATGCTACACGAAAAGAGATTGAAGAAAATAAAAAAATATTAATTCAGACTGAAGAAAGGCTAATTGATGAAAAGAGGATAACTACCGAGGTAGAAAAAAGAGCAAAATTTTTAAAAGGAGCACCTACGGGATTTAAAGCAGATCAGTTTGGACCTCAACAAGCTCCAACTAAAGGTGCTGGTCAGGCAGCAATGAGTATCGACACCCGTACTAAGCAATCTGACAAAAGATTAGCCGTAGAGTTGAAGTTGAGAGAGTTAGAAGCTAAAGGAGTTAATACTGCAAAGCTACGAGGAAAGATGGGCGAGCTTGTAGACGCTCAAAATCGTAAAGCATTTGGAGATATAAAGCAAATAAATAGAGAAATCGGAAGGGGCATAGCAAAAGAACAAAGCAAGCTTAAAATATTACAGCTTCAAAACAAACAAAGGGCTGAAGAAATTAAATCAAGTGCAAAAATGGAAGCTATAAGACAGGGAAATTTTGCGGGATCTGGCCCAGGAGTGTTTGGCCCACAGCCTAGAAAATCATTTAGAGAAAGGATAGGAGCAACAAGAGGATTTGATACTCAGAGTGCGTTGATAAGTGGTGCGTTTCCTCTGTTATTTGGGCAAGGTCCAATAGGTGCGGTAGCTGGTGGTCTTGGTGGTGGTATAGGTGGAATGTTCGGAACAATGGGTGGATTTGCAGGAGGTATTGCAGCCACAGCACTTGTACAACAAATACAAAGTGCTATCAGTGCTATAGGAGAATTAGGTAGAGCACTTGGACCTTTTGCCCGTGATACTAAGGCAGTAACATCAGCATTGGGATTACAGGGGTCTGCCCAAGAAGCTCAACTTCAACTTATAGAACAAACACAAGGAAAGACAGCAGCATTTAACGCAGCCATGAATTTTATGGCTACACAAATTGGGCAAGAAGGTGTAAATTCACTAAAAAGATTTGGGGAGAACTCAAGACGTATAACTGCTTCATTGACATTGGCGACTACAAAATTTCAGGCATTTGGAGCTTCATTATTAAACTTTATCTTACGAATATCTGGTGCAGAAAAACAACTTAGAAAAGCAGAACAGGAAAGAACTATAAGTTTTGCAGCTTCTAGGGGAGATGAAACAGCAAAGTCTATACTAGCTGAACAAAAAAGAATAGATGCCCTGCCGTCAGAAACAGTTATAGTTCCTACACCTGGCCCATTTGGTGGTATCGTTGGAATACCTAAAGAGATTCGTAGTAAAGAAGCTAAAGATGCACAAGAGGTTTTAGATAAAAGAAGAGCACTGTTTACCGTAAGAGAAAACGAAAGAATAAATTTAGCTAAAATAAACAGTGAACAAGGTGCTCATGTACAAACACTAGAAGAAGAATTTGCATTAGTAAATAGAGTAAATGAATTAGTAAAAGAGGGTAATGAAAAAGGTTTAGCCCAAAAATTAGCAAAAAATGAACAAATAAATAAAAAAGCTATAGAAAATATAAACATAAGACAAGATGAAGTTAAACGAGAACTAGAAGGACTCGATAAAATAAAAAATAAGAATGACGAACAAAAACTTGCAGTTGATGAGCTCAAAGAGAAACAAAAATTCTTAACAGAGGAGTTAGAAAAACAACCTGGGATACTAGACGATATGAATGATAAAACTAAATCCTTACATAGTGAGGTGGATAAAGTAACGGAAGCTTTTAAAGAACTTAGCGTAACAATAGGTGAGGATATTAAAAACGGTATTAAGGGATTAATCAAAGGAACATCTACCCTGTCTGATCTTCTTAATAATGTCGCTGATAAGTTTTTAGACGTAGCTCTCAACCAAGCATTATTCGGTGATATCCTTGGATCGAGCGGTCCAAAAAAAGGTGGTTTATTAGGATTTTTAGGTTTTGCAGATGGTGGCAGACCTCCTGTTAACAGACCCTCAATAGTAGGAGAGAAAGGTCCAGAGCTTTTTGTTCCTAGTAGATCAGGTAAAATTATTCCTAACAATAAACTTGGTAGTGGTGGTAATACAAGTGTTACTGTTAATGTAGATGCTTCTGGTAGTTCAGTAGAAGGTGATGAGTCTAACTCTGAACAGTTAGGACGATTAATCGGTGCTGCTATTCAAGCAGAACTAATTAAAGAAAAAAGACCTGGAGGTTTACTTTCATAATGGCTACTTTTCCTAATTACAACCCTATCTTTCCTGCTACCAAATCAATTAATCCAGGAACAAGAGTTGCTCAATTTAATGATGGCTACCAACACAGAATATCTTTTGGGTTAAATCAAAACCCTCAAACATGGAACTTAACTTTTAATTTGGACGAAGAAGATACATTAGAAGTAGAAACTTTTTTAAATGCACGGGTTGATGATTCAGAATCATTTGATTGGTCACCTCCTGATTCTGCCCTTACCTTTAAATGGGTTGCTACCCCTTACACGAAAGAATTATTTCAACCAGGTCGAAATATTATAAGAGTAACTTTCCGACAAGTATTTGAACCTTAATGACCAGCCCCGTATCTGAACTACAGAAAATAAGTCCTAGTAATATTATCGAACTGTTTCAGCTTGAATTGATAACAGCTATACATGGTTCTAATACTAAGTTTTATTTTCATAATGGTGTAAATACTAATGAAAATTCAGACTTAATTTTTGACGGTAATCAATATACAAGGATGCCAATACAAGCTACTGGTTTTGATCTTTCTTCTAAAAAATTACCTAGACCTCGATTAGTTATTTCTAATACTTTAGGTACTTTTACAACTTTAATATTAACTTTACCTCAAGGATTAGAAGGAGCAAAAGTTACTAGAATCAGAACTTTAAGAAGGTATATTGATAATATTAATTTTACTGGTGGTGATATTCTGCTAGAAGATGGTAATTTTTTACTACAGGAAAATGGAAGTGTTATTGATATGGAATCTGGTTTGAATCCATTTGGCACACCTGATCCCACAGCTACATTTTCTACTAAAGTATTTTCTATCGACAGAAAAGTTACAGAAAATAGAAGCATAATAGAATTTGAATTAAGTGCTAATTTTGATCTTGACGGAGTTCGTTTACCCAAACGTCAGGTATTACCACAGGACTTTCCTGGTGTTGGATCGTTCTTTGCATGATGTGGCAAGATAAAGCGTTAGAACACGCAATACAAGAAGAGCCAAGAGAATCTTGCGGTCTTTTAGTAATTAAAAAAGGTAAAGAAATTTATTATCCTTGTAAAAATTTAGCTTTTGATCCTTCCGATCAATTTATTATTGATGCTGATGATTGGGTAAGAGTAGAAGATGAAGGGGGAGAAATAGTTGCTGTTGTACATAGTCATCCTGTTACAAGTCCAAAACCAAGTGAAGCTGATAAAGTCGCTTGTGAAAAGTCAGGACTTAAATGGTGGATCGTTCAACCTAGTTTAAAGCAATGGGAATCTTTTGAACCTTGTGGATATAAAGCACCATTAATAGGAAGAAAATGGGTATGGGGTGTAACTGATTGTTGGAGTTTATGCAGAGATTGGTATAAAGAAGAATTAGGAATAGAACTTATAGATTGGATCAGACCAAACGATCCAGAGGATTTTATAAAAAATCCAATGTTTGTAGATTGTTTTGCAAAAACAGGTTTTAGAGAATTAAAACAAGAAGAGGATTTAGAAAAAGGAGATTTATTATTAATGTCAATAAGTAGTAGCGGTTTAAATCATATTGGTGTTTACTTAGGAGAGCAAACCGTTTTACATCATTTGCAAAATAGATTATCAAGTCGTGATTTATTAGATGAATGGTTGCTAAAATGCACAGGTAAAAGGATTCGTTATGCTGCGTAAAATTAAGCTATACGGAGAACTTGCAAAGTTTTTAGGTCAAAAGACTTTAGAAGCTGAAGTTCATAGTGCTGGACAAGCTATAAGATTTTTAGTTGTTAATTTTCCTCAATTAGAAGCACATATGGCTGATAGGTATTACAAAGTATTAGTTGGTGATTGGGAAATAAAAGAAGAAGAAATTAATTATCCAAATGGACAAGAAGATATAAGAATAGTTCCTATTGTTGGAGGAGAAGGTGGTAGGGGTACAAGACAATTTTTACTCGGAGCAGCTTTTATTGGAATAGGTATTGCATCTGGAGGTGCTACTTTAGGTGCTGGAGGTTTTACTGGTGTTGGTTTTTTAGGTGGTGCAACTGCTGTAATAGGAAATATTGGTATTGCTTTAGCCTTAACAGGTCTTTCACAAATGTTAACACCTGTGGAAGATATAAAAGAAGAAGAGCAAGATCCTAGAAGGTCATTTAACTTTAGTGGCATACAAAATACCTCAAGGGCTGGTGTTGCTGTACCTGTGATTTATGGACAAACAATGGTTGGCTCAATAGTAGTATCAGCTAATATTGAAAATGAACAGGTAGAAGTATGAAGATTATTGGTTCTGGTGGTAACGGTAAAGGAGGTGGAGGAGGAGGTGGTACTCCCCATGAAGACAAGGATAATTTAGATTCTAAATCGTTTGCCAGAGTTCTTGATCTTATTGGAGAGGGGGAAATAAGTGGTTTAGTTGATGGTGCTAAATCTATATTTTTTAACAACACCCCATTACAAGCTGCTGATGGTTCTTTTAATTTTAAAGATGTAGCATTTGAAACTAGAACTGGAACATCTAGTCAAACTGTAATACCTATAACTAGAAATGTTGCGGTAACAAAGACTGTAGCTCAAGCTGGAACAGCTATTCCTGCTGGTACTGCTGGTAGAGTCATACAAATAACTGACTCAAATGTTGATGCAGTTTCTCTTCAAATAACTGTTCCTGCTTTACAAAAATTTAGTGACGAAGGAGATATTTTTGGAACGTCTGTTGAACTAGAAATACAGGTTCAATATAGTGGAGGTTCTTACCAAACTGTCCTATCTGGTAATAGAGGCACAATATCTGGAAGAACTCCCGATCCATATATAAGAGATTATCTTGTAAACCTTAACGGTGCATTTCCTGTAAATATTAAAGTAAAACGAATTACAGCAGATAGCACAACATCAAAATTGCAGAATGATATTCAATTTAACACCTATGTAGAGATTCAATATGATCAAAGAAGTTATCCTAATAGTGCTTTAGTTGGTTTAAAAGTAGACGCAGAACAATTTACTTCTATTCCCTCTCGTAAGTATTTAGTAAAGGGTACAAAAGTTAAAATCCCACATAACGCAACAGTTAATGCTGATGGCAGTCTTTCTTATACAGGAACATTTAATGGAACGCTAGGTGCTGCACAATTTACAAGCGATCCAGCCTGGTGCTTATATGATCTCATCACATCCTCAAGGTACGGGCTAGGTGCTCATGTTAATGAAACTGACATAGATAAATTTAGTTTTTTTGCAGCTTCAGTCTATTGCTCACAACAAGTTGATGATGGTACAGGAACAGGTGCTACAGAGCCTCGTTTTTCCTGCAATGTAAATATTAATAATCAACAGGAAGCTTATAACGTAATAAACCAAATGGCTTCTGTATTTAGAGCAATGCCATACTATGAAGCTGGTAGTTTAACTATTACACAAGATTCACCAAAAGATTCCAGTTATTTGTTTACACTTGCAAATGTACTTGAACCAGGATTTACCTATTCAAATGTCAGTCAAAGACAAAGACCTACAGTTGTAGTGGCAAAATATTTAGATTTAGAGCTACGAGATATAAATTACGTTGAAGAAATAGATACCGCAAACCAAGCAAGGTACGGCTCAGTTGTCCGAAATATCAATGCTTTTGCCTGTACATCAAGAGGTCAAGCTGCACGATTAGCAAAATGGGTTCTCTATATGAGTAATGTGGAGCGTGAAGTTGTGACATTTACTACTTCTGTTGATGCTGGGGCAGTTGTTAGACCAGGACAGATTATTGAAATAGCTGACCCTGTTCGTAGTGGAGAAAGAAGAGGTGGTCGAATTGTTTCAGCAACAACTAATTCTGTAACTGTAGATGACGCTACTGGATTAGCAGTTGAAGGTGGATCTACTTTAAGTGTTGTTTTACCAGATGGTTCAGTAGAGCAAGTAACAGTAGCAGGAATTACTAATAAAGTTTTTAGTCTTGGGCAACATTTTTCTACTGCCCCAAATCCAAATAGTGTTTGGGTATATGAAACAAATAGTATTCTTACTTCTACTTGGCGAGTATTAGAAGTTCAAGAACAAGATAGAACTAATTATGTCGTAACAGCTAGTGAATATAATGCTGGTAAATATAATCATATTGAAAATGGCATAACTTTACCAGTAAGGGATGTTACTAATTTAGATGTACCTCCTCCTGCTCCATCTAATGTTACAGCTACAGAAGTTATTTACGAAAATACCGGAATAGCAAGAGTAAAAATTGTTGTTAGCTGGACAGGTACTTCGGATACACACTATATTCGTTATAGATTACAAAATGGAAACTACGTTTCAAGAACTGTTGATAACTCAAAAAGTTTTGAAATATTAGATACTATTGCTGGTAATTATCAGATTGAAGTTTATAGCGTTAGTTCATCTGGTTTACGATCTTCTACTTTTAATACTCCTCAAAGTCCATTTTTCGTAGCAAATGGTAAAACTGCTGCTCCATCTAATGTTAGTGGTGTTAGTTTGTTACCTATAGATGAAACAAGTGCAATATTAAGTTGGAATCGTGCCACAGAACTTGATGTGTTGTTGGGAGGAAAAACCCTAATAAGACATTCTAGTAAAACGACAGGTGCACAATGGAAAGATGCACAAGAAATTGTTGTTGCAGCAGCAGGAAACCAAACACAAAAAATCGTACCATTATTAGCTGGAACGTATTTAATTAAATTTGAAGATGATGGAGGAAGAGAAAGTCCTGCACCTGGATCAAATGATAGTGATTGGAATAATACTAGAGTTACAACTAATCTTCCTGCACCATCTGAAAGACTTCTTGTTGGTAATATTGATGAACATACACCTAATTTTGCTGGTTCAAAAACAAATACAGTTTATGATGCCAGCTTAGATGCCTTAACTCTTTCTGTTAGCAGTAATGCAGTTTCCACATCTGGAGAATATTCGTTTTCAAGTTCAATAGATCTTACACAAGCTTACGATGTTAATTTACAAAAAGTATTAGAAGCATCTAGTTTTAACTTAAATAATTTATGGGATGACAGAACTGATCTAATTGATTCTTGGGGTTATATAGATCAAGTTGGTGGGGCTACTGAAGCAACTAAATGTAATGCTGCCGTTTATGTAAGGTCAACAAATGATAATCCCTCTGGTTCTCCTACATGGAGTGCTTACAAAGAATTTAGTAATGTTTTAATAACAGGAAGAGCTTTTCAGTTTAAAGCAATATTAACAAGTAATGACACAAACCAAAATATAGCTGTAAGTAAATTAGGTGCTAAATTAGAATTACAAGGAAGAACAGAAAGTATTTCAACTCCAGTAACTACTGGATCATCACAATACACTGTTTCTTTCACAAATCCATTTAAGCAAACCCCAACTGTAGTAGTGACTCCGACCAATCAACAATCTGGAGACTTCCACGAACTTGCTAATATAAGCAGGACAGGTTTTAAAGTCACATTTAAAAATGAAAGTTCGGCAGTTGCAAGATCATTTGTATGGGCTGCATCAGGTTTTGGTAAAGAGGTTACATAAATGAGTAATACATCAGATTATAATTTAGCTAATCAAGTTGGTTCTTCATTTAGAACCGAACTAAACAACGTATTAGGAGATGTACAGTCTTTAAATAGTGGTGGATCAGATCCTACAACTACTGTTGCTTATAAAATATGGGCAGATACTACAACAAACTTATTAAAGATTAGAAATAGCTCCAATAATGGTTGGTTAGTTTTAGGAAGCTTAAATGATGCTGCACATACTAATAATTTTGGATTAGCAACAAAAGCATCTCCAGATTTCATAGGCACAGTAGATTCTGCTGGAGATATTGTAATGGGAGGTACAGGAGTTTTAAAGTTGCCTAGTGGAACGACTGCTCAAAGACCTACAGCAGCAACAGGACAAATAAGATTTAATACAACAACTGTAGAGTTTGAAGGATATAACGGATCTGCATGGGGTGGGTTGGCTTCTGGAGTGCCTGTCGGAACAATCCTTGCCCATGCAGCTAATACACCTCCATCAGGATTTTTAGAATGTAACGGATCGAATATTAGTAGATCAACTTATGCAACATTATTTTCAACAATAGCAACAACATTTGGTGTGGGTGATGGCTCGTCAACTTTTGCTTTACCTGATTTGAGAGGACAATTTATCAGAGGTTGGGCTAATACTGGAAGTACAGATGCAAGCAGAGTTTTTGGATCATCACAAACAGATCAAAACAAAAATCATAGTCACACAACAGATTCTCATAACTTAACTGGTAGCGTTTCACATTTATCTGCAACATTGGCACAAAACCCTGGTTCAGCAAGTGGTGTTTTTTCTAAAGGCACAACTCAAGCTGCTACAGGTGCTCCTTCTGGAGGCTCTGGTTCTGCTTCAGCTTTAAACTTTAGTGGATCTCATACTCATACAGTATCTAGTAGTGGTGGCGGTACTGAAGTTAGACCTACTAACATTGCTCTTATGTACATAATCAAGTTTTAATTATGACAAATAAAAAGATAACCGAATTTACAGAGCTAACAGCACCAGCGAGTACTGATGTTCTACCGATTATTGACGCAAGTGATACAAGCAATAAAAAGATAAGTTATGCAAATTTATTAAGCAAAGCACCTAATGGATCTGCTTCTGCTCCATCCTTTAGCTTTAATTCAGACAATAATTCTGGAATAAGCGGTGGATCAGATACCTTAACTTTCAGTACTGCTGGAGTCGGCAGAATGTCTATTAGTTCTGCTGGTCTTGTTAATATTCCTGGTGATTTAACAGTAGGAGGTACAACAACTACGATAAATACTGCAAATCTTGATGTTGAAGATAAAAATATTACTATCGGAAAAGTCTCAACACCTAGCGATACGACTGCTGATGGAGGAGGTCTTACTCTAAAAGGAGCTTCAGATAAAACTTTTAATTGGTTAAATGCTACTGATTCATGGACAAGTAGTGAGCATTTATCTGTTTCTGGTCAAAAAGAGATTAGATATTTAGATGCTGATTCATCACATTATGTAGGTTTTAAATCTGCAGCTACAGTATCTTCCAATCTTATCTGGACTTTACCAGCTTCAGATGCAAGTGTAAGTGGATATGTGTTATCAAGTAATGCAAGCGGAGTCTTATCTTGGGTACAACCAGGTCAAAGTGCTAGTCCTGACTTTACTGGTACGTTAACTCTTACTGATGATGGAAATATAAGAGGATTTGCTTCCTTGCAAGCTACTTATACTGGCTCAGTAAAAACTTTTACAGTTACAGTAGCAAGTAAAACAGCAGCTCATAGATATAACGGAAGTGGATCTGGTAATGGATATTTAATAGATGGGAAAGAAGCACCATTTTTAATTCTCACACCTGGTAGGACCTATAAATTTGACCAATCAGATAATAGTAATAGTGGGCATCCATTACGTTTTTATCTTGATGCAGATAAAAATACTGCATATACAAGTAATGTCACAACAAACGGAACTGCTGGCTCTAGTGGAGCATATACTCAAATATTTGTAGCTGATAACGCTCCAATGATTATTCATTATGCTTGCACAAACCACGCATTGATGGGTAATGGTATTCAAACTAATTCAGCAACAGCTACAGGTACTTTGTTGTCCAGCCTAACTGTAAGCGGAGATATCTTAATGACAGGAACAGGAGCTATTGATATAGCTGCTGGAACAACTGCACAAAGACCAGGATCGCCCAATTCTGGAATGATTCGTTTTAATACAACAACAACATCTTATGAAGGATATAACGGCAGTAGTTGGGGTGAATTAGGTGGTGGTGGTATAAGTAACGTAGTTGAAGATACTTCACCACAGCTAGGCGGTGACCTACAGAGTAATGGTAACGATATTGACTTTGCTGATAATGATAAAGCAATATTTGGAACAGGGTCAGATTTAGAAATTTATCACGATGGTAGTAATTCTTATCTTAAAGAAGTTGGAACTGGATCATTATTAATATGGTCAACTGGTAGTGAAATTAAATTATTAGGAGGATCTGGCGGTGAAACATTAGCTGATTTTAATGTCGATGGAGCAGTAGAACTATATTACGACAACAGTAAAAAGTTTGAGACAGTTACAGGTGGAGCTACAATTACAGGAGTTTGTACAGCAACTTCTTTTGCTGGTGATGGATCAGCATTAACTGGTATTGCTGCAGGATCAACTACCTCTGTTTTTGAAAATCCCAAAGTATTATCAGGCAATCATACAATAAACTCTAACAATAATGGTTTGGTTGCTGGAGAGTTTTCTGTTGGTAGCTATACTTTAACTATACCTTCGGGCAGTACTTTTGTTGTAGTCTAATGCCAGTATCAATCAACGGAAATACAGGAGTAATTACAGGGATCGCAGTAGGAGGCTTACCAGATGGAACGATAGACGCAGATTCTTTGGCTTCAAATGCTGTTACTTCTGCAAAACTAGCAAGTGGTGTTGGTGGTAAAATTCTTCAAGTTGTAAATTCTATTAAAACTAATACTTTTAGCGGACAAAGTATTAGTAATGCCTTAGTTGATATAACAGGTTTAACTTTATCTATAACACCTAGTTCTTCAAGTAACAAAATACTAATAGAATTTAATGTTTGTATGGGTGCAAATAATGGGTGTAGAAATGGAATTATTTTATCAAGAAGTATTGGTGGTGGAAGTTATTCTGTAGTAACACAAGCTGATGCTGATGGTAATAGACAAAGAATGACTACTATTGGATCAGCAGCTAGTCAATATACACCTCAATATCAATCAATATCAATATTAGACAGTCCAAACACAACATCAGCAATAACTTATAAGATACAAGTTTGGGCGGAATCAAATTGTTATTTTAAAATTAATAGAATATATACTGATAGTGACAACGCTGCTTATGGCAATGGATGTTCAACTATTACAGCAACAGAGGTAGCACAATGACAGGAAAAATTAAACTTGTACATTCTGGTGGTAATGCAGTTTCAATAGCCGTTCCAACATCTAACCCATCATCAAGTGAGGTTGAATTTAAACTGCCTCAAGCTGACGGGTCGTCTGGACAGGCTTTAGTGACGGATGCCTCTGGAAACTTATCATTTGCTTCTGTTGCTGGGGGTAAAATTCTTCAAGTAAAACAAACCTTTAAAAATGATGCTGCAAGCATTAGTTCTGGAACTTTTGCAGATATATCGGGTTTAACAGTTAGTATTACACCATCTGCAACAAGTAGTAAAATCTTATATACAGGAAGCTTGTATTTAGCAAGCACAAGTTCTGAGGCAAATTTTAGATTAAAAAGAACTATAGGCGGAACTTCAACTGATATTGGAGTTGCAAGCACTATGGCTGATGATGCAGATGGTTCTTTTGCTCATGGTGGAGCTTCAAGATATGGTGGACATGGTTGGGAATTTTTAGATTCACCCAATACAACAAGTGCAATAACATATGGTATTAGGTGGAGAATACATTCTGGTACGACATATTTAAATAGAACTTGGGACAATGGATGGTTTCATGGAGCATCTGCAATTACAGTCATGGAGGTAGCAGCATAATGACTATCTTCTATAATTAGTAAAAAAGGAGTTTTTTATGGGATTAGACCATGAAGCTATTTATGAAGCATACAAATCCGAGAGCAAACCTGTAGTTTCTATAGATGACTCTGCTGGAGCTAAAGATGCTGACGGTAAGACAGTAGTTTTAGATGATGCGAAGGTGGCAGCAGCTAGAAAGTCTCTGGACGATGCTGCATTAGCAATCAAATATAAATCTGATCGTACCACCAATGGATCGACTATATATGCCTCCGTAGGAGATCAGCTTGATATGGTTTATAAAGATTTGTTAGCTGGCAAGTTAGATGCTACAGGAACATGGGCAAAACATATCAAAGCAGTAAAAGACGCTAATCCTAAGCCATGAGCAGTAGATTAATTGTTAATACTATTAGGCATAATGGAGCGTCTAGTGATGCTGTAACACTTGCGTCTGATGGAACGTGTACTGCCAATATTACTAATAAACCTAATCGTAATTTAATAATTAACGGAGCTATGCAGGTGGCTCAACGTGGTACGTCATCTACTTCAACAGGAGTTGTAGCTGTAGATAGAGTTAGAACCTATCATGTAAGTACTGACGAAGCTCCTACCTATTCACAAGTAGATGTTGCAAGTGGAACAACACCATACAGTTTAGGATTGAGAAAAGCTTATAGAGTCACAAACGGAAATCAAACAAGTGGTGTTGCTGCTACTAATCAAATTCAACTTGATTACTTAGTAGAAGCACAAGATTTAGCTTGTTCTGGTTGGGATCATAAATCACCTTCAAGCTTTCTAACTTTATCTTATTGGGCAAAATCAAGCGTTGCTCAAGAATTTAAAGCACAGATGCGAACTGTAGATGGAACTCCCAAAAACTTTGCTTATTCTCTTGGATCTTTAGCTGCTAATACTTGGACAAAAGTAACAATACTTATACCTGGAAATTCCAATTTACAAATAGATAATGATAATGGAACAGGTTTAGAAATAGGTCTTTTTAGTCAATGGGGAACTAACCTTACAGCAAATAGTGTTTCAGAAAATGCTTGGGGTGCTTATAGTGGCTCAGCAAGAACTCCAGATCAAACTTTAACATGGTACACAACAAATGATGCGACATTTGAAATTACAGGAGTCCAATTAGAAGTAGGCAGCGTGGCAACAGATTTTGAGCATAGGTCATTCGGTCAGGAGCTTGCTTTATGCATGAGATATTACGAAACACATAACAGCCTAGCAACTGCAAAAACCACAGATGGATCTATAACATCTTATTGGAGTACGGTAACATCTAATGACAGTAACACCTTAGTAATTCCAACAGGGATTATTTATAAAGTTCCAAAAAGAGCCTCACCTACTGTTACTATTTATAATCCTGGAAATACCGCTACAGCAGCCAGAGTGAGTGCACAAGGAACTGAAAGAACTGTTACAGCAACTTATGGTGGTCCAAATGCTTTAACTAGAATTTATGTTAGTGGAGCTAGTGCAGGTAACTATGTTACTTATAATTGGGAGGCATCAGCAGAACTATGACAACTTACAAACTAATAAAAGATCCAACAGATAACATAATTAGAAGTGTTTTAAAAGACTCTTCATATTTTATTCCTTTTGATAATGGCAATACTGACTACCAAGAGTACCTAGAATGGGTATCAAAAGGTAACACCGCAGAGGAGGCTGATTAATGACAAATCCATTAGAAGATCTTCTCAAAAAGTATGAGCAGGAGTTAATAGCTATTCAAACTCGTAAAGAGCAACATAAACGTGCATACGAAATCGAATGTAAAAACGAGGACAGGTATCAAGGTGCAATTATTGGTGTAAAAGATGCACAAGCACAATTATTATCTACAAAAGCTCAAGAAGCAGAAATAAAACCATCTGACGCAAAATCAAAAAATAATTGAATTTTATTTAAAAACGATTAGTATTGAGCTTTATTCTTTTTAATAATGTTCAAAAAAGTATTTACAATAGCTGCTGTTTCAGCACTAACAACACCTGCGTTTGCTGGTTTTTATGGCAATGCAGAATTTAATCAGACAAACAATGGATCTGAGTGGGGCGGTAACGGTATTGATCTTCACGTTGGTTATGAAGGTACAGTTGGAGAAAAGGCATCTTTCTACTTACAAGGTGGGCCTTATGTATCAAACCCAAGCGTAGGAAAATCTAAAACTAATTTTTCTGGAAAACTTGGCGGTGGTTATGACATTACTGAAAAGCTAAATGGTTATGGTGAATTTTCTCTTGTCACAGATACAACCAATACTTATGGTACTAAGGTTGGTCTGAAGTATAAGTTCTAGTCATCATCCCTAAAGTGACATAGAGGGGAGCTAATGCACAGATTGAGCAAAAAGTTATAATAGTAACAGGTACTAATGCTTTAGCAAAGGCTTCTCTCATGTTTCAAAAAATAGCAAATGTTTTGAGTATTATCTCATTTCTAATGGTAACTTCAGTTATAGGCGGAGGGTACTTTGGATATAAGTATGTAACATCTGAGCAGTTCAAAGCAAAGATCATGAATCAAGTAATTGGTGAGGTAAAGGGATTATTACCCAATGTAATGAATAACTCATTACCTAAAACTACAGGACCATCTATGGGTCTTCCTAAAATGAAATTATGAATTGTTGGCATTGTCAAACAGAATTGATCTGGGGCGGAGATCATAGTATGGACGAAGAAGATTATCCACTTTCTTCTGGTGAGTACAGCATGGTAACTAATCTTTCTTGTCCTAATTGTAATTCTTTTGTAGAGGTGTATAAGCCAAGAGATGCCTACGATTGATATACCTGAAATAAATATTCCAAATATAGAAATACCACAAGTTTACGTTCCACAAGTATCGTTACCTGGATACGAACCTTTAAATGTAGAAACTATAGGTTGTAAATATTTTCATAGAGATACAAAAAATACAGGTAATAGAAATTTATTGATAGACGATCCAAACGGAGTTGTAAGTAATTGTCCATATCCGTCTTTTATACCGATGAATTATCAAGCAGATCAACTGATTATTGTTGAGGAAGCTGCCGTTGTTAATGACGAACCAGCAAAGTTACCAGAAGGCAAACCACCTCAAGCTGAGATACCTAAAGATGAAAAGAAAGAAGATGTATTTGTAGAATGTCCTGGTAAAAAAGACCAGAGGGTTGGAGACTTTCGTAACGAAAAGAAGCTGGAACGTGTCATAGGCCATAAAAGAAGCGAAGATGGAACTATATGCACCACGTTGTATGAGGACGTTGCTTTCCAAGATCAATACCTCCCAGAATTTAGTACTGTTGTCTCTACTGCTGCTATTGCTACTGTGGCTGCGACTACACCAATTATTCTCAACCTTGTAAAACCAATAGTTAAAAACTTAATTAAAAAGGTAAC